ACCTGCAACCGAAGTGCGTTTTGATCAACCGCCCGGCGGAGCAAATGGTGGACTTGCCGCGCTGATTCGGAGGGGCTATGCCAAGCGTTAGCCGTAAACAACACAACTTGATGGCGATGGTGGCCAATGACCCCGCCGCTGCCAAGCGTGTTGGCATTCCGCAGTCTGTTGGCGAAGAGTACGTGAAGGCCGATAAGGGCCGCAAGTTTGGCACTGGCAGTCGCCCCGACCGTCAGCGTATCAACAAGCCGAAGACCGAGCACGGGAAATCGGCTTTATTTTCAGAAGGTGGCAAGATGAAAAGCATGAAGAAGATGGCTTCTGGCGGTATCACCAAGGCCAAGATGGGCGCAGTTCCTACCGCTGCTCCTAGCCGCGACGGTCTGGCCAAGAAGGGCAAGACCAAGGGCACGATGGTCAAGATGGGTGCTGCCAAGCCCCTGGGCATGAAGCGCGGCGGGAAGTGCTGAAATGGCAACCCGGCCTTACCGCGCAGAAATGGGTGAACCGCCCATGCCGGATGAGGGTCCGACCGAAGTAAAGACCAAGCGTGTCGTCCAGAAGAAGGACACCGCAAAGTCCACGCCGAGGACGGAGTCTCGCACCACGGGCAATGTGTTCCGTGCCGAGATGCTTGAGCGTTTTGGCGGCAAGATGAAAGAGCCTCCTCGGGATCCCGAGGGCGCTCCGATGCGCAAAGGCGGCTACGTCAAGTCTGCTGATGGCTGCGCCACGCGCGGCAAGACTCGCGGAAAGATGGTGTAACTATGATGGCCAGTCGCGGTATGGGGATCATCAACCCCAGCAAAATGCCCAGCGGTAAGCGCAAGGCTCGCCGCGACGACACCGATTTCACTGAGTATGCCGAAGGCGGTGCGGTGAAGTCCAAGGTCAACGAGGCCGGAAACTACACCAAGCCCGGTATGCGCAAGTCGCTCTTTGAGAAGATCAAGGGGCAGGCAACCCAGGGTACGGCGGCAGGCCAGTGGAGCGCCCGCAAAGCGCAGCTTCTGGCCAAGCAATACAAAGCTAAGGGCGGAGGTTACCGTGGCTAGTAAATTTCCCGATCTGACCGGCGACGGCAAGGTTACCCAGGCTGACATCCTCAAAGGTCGTGGTGTTGAAGCCGCGAAGAAGGGTGGTATGGCCAAGGGCGGTAAGTTCATCCAAGAGGCCATTAAAAAGCCCGGTGCTCTGCGCAAGTCGCTTGGCATCAAGGAAGGCAAAACCATTCCCGCCAAGACGCTTGCCAAGGCTGCTAAGGCTCCGGGCAAGTTGGGTCAGCGGGCACGGTTTGCTCAGACTCTGAAGAAGCTGGGCAAATGAAAAAGCCTCAGCAGTCGCTGAAGGACTGGACTGCCCAGAAATGGAGAACCAAAAGTGGTAAACGATCTTCTGACACGGGTGAAAGGTATCTTCCAGAGGCTGCGATCAAAAGTCTTTCCCCCCAAGAGTACGCCGCCTCAACCCGAGCAAAACGAGCAGGCAAAGCCTCCGGCAAGCAGTTCGTAGCCCAACCCAAGGCTATCGCCAAGAAGACCGCGAGATTTAGATGACCACTTCTGGCCTGTCAGCATTTAACCTCGACCTCAACGAGATCGTCGAGGAAGCCTTCGAGCGTGCGGGCGGTGAGCTGCGCACGGGCTATGACCTGCGCACGGCGCGGCGTAGCCTCAATCTGCTGTTTGCTGACTGGGCCAACCGTGGCATCAACATGTGGACGTTTGAGCAGGGTGTTATCACTCTGTCTCCTGGCCAGCCGACCTACGCGCTGCCGGACGATACGGTTGATCTGATTGAACACGTCATCCGCACAAGCCCGAACGTGCCGAACAATCAGGCTGACCTGACCATCACTCGGATCAGTGTTTCTACGTACGCCACGATCCCCAACAAGCTGGTCACAGGCCGACCGATTCAGGTGTATATCCAGCGTCTGACGGCCCAAGAGTCGCTGATGGGTATCACGGTAGCCGCTCCTGGGGTGAACAGCACGGCTACATCCATCCCGGTGTCATCGGTCAACGGCATCCCAAATGCGGGGTTCGTTCGTATCGGTACCGAGCTGATCTTCTACAACGAGTATCAGGCTGCGGAGAACGGCAACCCGGCGTACCTGCTGAATTGCTGCCGTGGCCAGGACGGGACTACCGCAGCCAGCCATGCCGCAACCGCCCCGATCTATCTGTCTCAGAAGCAGTCCATCACTGTTTGGCCGACTCCGCAGCCCGGCATCACGTATCAGTTCGTGTACTGGCGTATGCGCAGGATGCAGGACGCAGGTGGTGGCGTGAAGACGATGGACATCCCGTTCCGCTTCCTGCCCTGTCTTGTGGCTGGACTGGCGTACTACTTGGCGATGAAAGTGCCGGGCGCAGCCGAGCGGCTAGTGTTGCTCAAGCAACAGTATGACGAGGCATGGCAGCTGGCCGCTGATGAGGATCGGGAGAAGGCCGCTGTGCGATTTGTGCCGCGTCAACAGTTCATTGGTGGTGGCACGTAATGGGTAATAGGTTCGCGTCAGGCAAGTACGCGATTGCCCAGTGCGACCGCTGCAACTTCCGTTTCAAACTCAAGGTGCTCCGCAAGGAGATCATCAAGACCAAGAACTACGACTTGCTTGTCTGTCCTCAGTGCTGGGATCCCGACCAACCGCAGTTGCAGTTGGGCATGTATCCGGTCGATGACCCGCAAGGCTTGCGCAACCCGCGCCCGGACAACAGCTATGTGCAGTCTGGCAACACCGGCTTGCAGCTTGTGGATACGACGGCAAATACGAAGGATGCAGTGGGTTACCCGAGCGAAGGCAGTCGGGACTTCCAGTGGGGCTGGAATCCGGTAGGCGGAGCCAGCGGGATTGATGATGGGTTGACGCCAAATAATTTGGTGTTGCAGGTTCAAATTGGTACAGTCACGGTTGTGACGGCATAGGAGCAAGAAATGGCAAGCGTCAAGGAAATGCTGAAGAAGCACATGGCTAAGGGCGCTGGCGCGCATCCTGATGCCAACGTCAAGAAGATGCGTGCTGGTGGCAAGACCAACAGCGACATGCTGAAGATGGGTCGTGGTCTGGCCAAGGTGGCCAACCAGATGAACCCTGGCCGCAAGCAGAAAGGTGTCTGACATGGCTACCTACAAAGTCCCCAAGATTGTCCCCAACGTCGTTGTTGGCGAAGAGGACAACAAGAAGTATCTGCGTGAGGCCAACGTGTCTGTGGCCAACGTGCGTAGCGGCGAGTACAAGCCGACCAAGACCTCGGGTATCAAAATCCGTGGTACTGGCTGCGCTACCAAGGGCACGATGGCCAGGGGGCCGATGGCGTGAACTACACGCAACTCAGCAACGCCATTCAGGCGTACACCGAAAACCCGAGCAGCGATTTTGTTGCTCAGATACCCGTTTTCGTCCAACAAGCTGAGCAGCGCATCTACAACACGGTTCAGTTCCCTTCGCTTCGCAAGAACGTCACCGGCTACACCACGGCAAACAACAAGTACCTTCAGTGCCCGTCCGACTTCTTGGCGGTGTACTCGATGGCGGCAGTTGATGCCACGGGATCGTACGAGTACTTGCTGAATAAAGACGTGAACTTCATCCGGCAGGCGTACCCGAATCCGAGCACGGACAAAGCGATCCCCCGGTACTACGCATTGTTCGGCCCACGTTCAGACAACGAGGATGAACTGACCTTCATTCTTGGCCCCACGCCTGACGCGTCGTACGAGATCGAGCTTCACTACTTCTATTACCCCGAGTCAATCACGGTGGCTGCAAACGGCCAGACTTGGTTGGGCGACAACTTCGATACGGTGCTGCTGTACGGTTCGCTTGTGGAAGCCTACACCTACATGAAGGGTGAGGCCGACATGATTGCGTTGTATAACCAGAAGTACATGGAAGCCCTGCAACTCGCCAAGCGCCTGGGTGATGGTCTGGAGCGCAGCGATGCGTACCGCAGTGGCCAGTCGCGTCTGGCTCCGCTGCCGCAGAATAACGGGGTCAAGTAATGCCTATCGAGCAAGGCGCGACCAATCAGTTCAAGGTGGGCTTGGCTTCGGGCCAGTTCAACTTCAGCACTGATACGTTCAAGATGGCGCTTTACACGGGCGGTGCCAGTATTGGGCCGACCACGTCTGCGTACACCACGACGAACGAAATCACGGGTACAGGTTACGTAGCGGGCGGAAACGTGCTGACGGTATCGGTGCAGCCCACCACTGGCGCTGACCCAAACAATACGGTGGCGTATCTGTCTTTCAGTAACGTCACGTGGAACCCGGCAGCATTCACGTGTCGCGGGGCATTGATTTACAAGGTGGGTGGCGGGAACCCAACCGTTTGTGTGTTGGACTTTGGCGGTGACAAGACGGCCACAACGTCCTTTGAGGTGCAGTTCCCGGCTGCTAACAGCACCAACGCGATCATTCGCATTGCATAGGAGTCGCTATGACCATCGACAAAATTACTGCGGTTGACAAAGTTGAGGCCGCATGCTCGTACAACACTCAGCCGTCCGATGAGATGGGCATCCACGGCACATACCATGCTGTGTGCCGCGACAAGGATGGCAACATCAAGTGGGAAGACGACATCAAGAACCTCGTAACAACGGTGGGCAAGAACCTGACGTTGGACACGATTCTTGGTAACTCTGCTGCGGGCGCAGTTGTTATGGGCCTCAAGGGCACTGGCACTCCGTCAGCGGGCGACACCCAGGCTTCGCACGGTACGTGGAACGAAGTTGGTCTGGCTAACGC